GCCAGGTGCTTCGCATGCGCGATCGCGCGGTGGAGAGGGGTCGAGATCCGCGGTGGCAGCGAGAATGACATGGCGGGTGCCACGGGTGTTGTGGGTCCGGCCGAGATGATGGGCAAGCACGCTAAGGTGATTCGGCGTCTTTGGCGTAGGTGTCCGTGTTGCCGTAGATCCGGGCGAATGGCAATGTCCTATTCACCCCGCGTGGCACACCTGTCCTATTGGATGAAGGCGCCGTCCGCCGGCTGGTCCAGCAACGGATTGCGGTCGTTGGCGAGGCACTCAAGGACGTTTCTCTGGGCCCAGACGACAACCTGGTCGTGAACGGCCGTGAACTTGAGCCGATGAAGCTTCAGGAGAATGGCGTGAGCTGGAAAGGCCATTACTACACCGATGCCCAACTCGCGGCCCTTGAGAAGGTCCCCAGGAACATTCTCCCACCTCGGCAGCTTGCGGACATCAAGAACCTCAACGCCGCAGTCCGATCCGGTGCCGGCACGGCCAAGGCCATCGACTACAATCCAGCCACGCGTGAGAAGGGTCGCACGGGCAAACGCAAATACGCCTCGATGGGCAGTAAGGCCTACGAGACCGTTCCTTTTGCTTTCTTTATCAACAAGGAAGGCGGCATGGGGTTTGACGCTTTCGACATTGGACTGCTCGAACGCAAGCTCGCACGCTGGATGGACGATCCGAAGATCAAGTCCAGGTTGGGTGCATGGAGTGATGACAGGGCCGTGATGGCCGATATATTCAAGTATATCGATAACCAGCGCCAGGGACTTCCCAACAGTTTGCACCTCGATCGGGATCCCGTCGTGGCAGTTCAGAAACGGAACCTTATCACTGATCTTCTGGGAGGTGAGGCGGCCAAGGGAGCCTTGGGCGAATCCCGACTGAGCACGAAATCCAGCCGCGACAATCCCTGGCGCAGCTACCGGCTCGATCGGTTGAATCAAATGACCGACTCCAGCGGTCAGAACTTTCCTGTCCACTACGACGCGGTGAAGCAGAATTTGATGCCGGGCGGAGCGACCAAGCCGCTTCCTGGGACCGAAAGCAACCCCCTGCGTCCCGGGGTCACTCCGACGGCGGTAATAAACCACATCAAGGCACAGTCCACCGTCGATCTGAGCCAGGGATTAATCACTGCAGGCGTTCCACGCGCACTGGCTCAAGAGATTGCCCAGGAGGCCTACTCCCAGAGCGAGCGAGTCGTCCGACGCAAGACCGCTCCGCACGAACGCGCCTATGCAATGCGAGCCAGTGAATTGATGGCGAGCCTGGGTCCGGACGATCTGGCTGCCATCAGCCAGGCGATGCTGAAAGGTGGCACCAAGGGCGCGAAGGAAGCAGCGAAGACGAAGCTCCAATTGGCGGCGAGCAAGCGAACCCGGCTCCGCACCAAAGGCGGCTAATAGCGCTCGGGAGGTAGGTGATAAATGATTTCTCCGTCCTTCCCGATGTCATGGATGGCGGGATTCGGGATGACGGGCGGAGCGGCCGGCGGCTCCCAGTCGGGAGGAATTCCGGCCGCTGTCAGTAGTGCCGGATTCCCAAAGACAGGGTAATCTTTTCCGGTGCGGCGCTTGTACTCAATCTGTTGCGCGATGAATCGCTCTCTGTTCTTCCGAACTTTGCGCCTCCACTCGCCCTCTTCCTTCTCCCGTTGGTCCAACCGTGCCGCCACTTCCCCAACCCTAGGCAGGAAATAGTCCTGGTCTTGACGAGCCTCAATGGGGCCGCGGCGTTCTGCTTCTTCTCGATCTCCAAAGGGTCCATAGCTTCGGTGGAAACGGGTGCTTGTGCTACAAGCAATGTAACACCATTCAGGCGAGTTGCCGTATTTCTCGGCGCGGCCTTCGAATGGGTCCACCACTTTCTTGCTGCCGAGCAGTCCTGAGACAAGCGTAATGGCAACCATCAGAAAGATCCCGCTTGCGAAGCCCCATCCGACCTGAACTGGGAATTTCAATGCCAGCCAAACGCCGATCATTACCACGACAAATGTTTTCATTCTGCGCTTATCCTCATTTTTAACTAGTACAGATCCAGACGCAGGAATGTATGTCAAATTCGATTGAATCCATGAATAAAGGTACCTGAGCAAAACTCAACCAGCCTGATTTGTTACTGTACTGGAGTTTAGTGAGACCAAAGACTGACCGCTAATCTGCACTCAGAGCTAGCATGGTGTACCCAACGATGAACCTCGTGTACCGAAGAGTGTACCGAGCGAATTATTTGATTTATAATATCCTGAACTGCAACGATTGATTGTTTGATTCTCCCTGCTTAACCGTCAGAAACTGGCAGCCGACATGTCCCGGCGGTTGCAAGGAAATGTTCATCCCCTGCAATCCGAGCATCGCGCGGCCAATCTTTTCCGCCTGATATGAATTTGATTCATTATTCGGCTTCATCTGACTCATGGTTGTTGCCCACTGTGATTGTTAAACCGTGTAACTGTTACTCAATGTCACAGGTTTTGCAATGGTCAGGATTTGTTATTGGACCGTCCCTAAATTTCATTTGCATTCTGCCTTGTCTTATCCGTGCAACTTGCCAAAGGTTATTATCCCCAAGATGAATGCATCTGATGAACGTGTGGGTCGTCGGGGAACACTGACAATCACTGCTCCCTTGGCAGATCTCAATCGATTCAAGGCCGCGGCAGCCGCGGAAGACCGTTCCGTGTCCAACTGGGTTTTGCGCGCGCTCAGGCGCGAACTGGAAGCCCAGAATTCGCCCCCTGGTCAACGGATTGTGGATCAGGAGGAGGTTGCTGCGTGAAGACAAAGGAACCTGCTGCACCACCAGGTCCTTGGGAAATCGGCCAAGCTGTCGAGATTTTACGGTCTGCCGGTTTTCAAGTGCTGGTAAACACTCGCATTAAACTGTGCACCGTCGCAGAGGCGGCCGCCGCTCTTTCTGTTCATCCTGACTGGGTTAAGACCCACTTGGATCGTTTCCCGGGTGCGGTGAGGTTGCCTGGCGGACACCTACGGATCCCGGTGGACGATATTTTGAGTTTTCTTAAGAACTCTCCCCTTTGATTATGGAACGGTTGCCAGGCGTTGATGAAATCGGGAACGCGTGCATCAAGGTCGCGGAAGAGCTTGCTGGGCAGCCCGAGCTTTTCGATGCAACTTTACTGCCTATTGACATTCCAGTGCTGCGGAGCGCGAAGACATTTGCCAGGACAGGAAAGATTGCTTGTAAGGACGACGCCACCGCAATGGCTGTGGCCGTGTGCAAGCTCGGCGGTTTGTCTGATCGTGAGACATCGCGCAGGACAGGCGTCACTGCCTCCACGGTTCCCGCGATCATGAGAGCCCTCGAGGTTTCCGGACGTATCCCCTCCGCTCATCGTAGGCTGGCAACATCGCTGGTGGAGTTGGCGGGCGCCAGCGCTCAGGAGATGCAACGCATAATAGTCGATGCAGACGGCAACTGGTCTCCTCAAAGTGCAGCGGCTATTAGATCGTTATCTATACTTATGGGCGTCGCCGTCGATAAGTCGCAGCTATTGACCGGTCAGGCGACGCAGATTGTGGAACAAAGAGCGAGCGTGGATCACGCGGCGGACTGGGAAAGGAAACTGCGTCAGGTGTTCCCGGCAGACAATGTAGATATAAGTCCAGCTCCTCCTGATCCACAATCAGGTGCAGTCATTTCTAACTACCTTGCACCCAACACATCCACCGAATTGGGTACACCAGAGAGTACACCAAACCGCGATTTCCTTGTGAACGATCGGCGGCCCGAGCCTCTCGAGGTGGCCCTCCTGGGGGCGGGGGGGGTCGAACTTTCCCGCGGCGGCGGGAGCGGCGACGCATTTCCCTGAACAACTTATGTCACAAGTCGCCCAGCCTCTCCCGTCCGATTCCCCCTTCCCCTGGCGGGAGGATGTCCTCGTCCAGGTGATTGGTCTCGCCCGGCGGGAGCTCAAGGAACTGAGGGCTCGCTCCGTCCAGGGAACCGACTGGGAAAAGATCGGCTCGTCCATTTGCTGGTCCGACCAGGCGGTCGCCCATCTTGTGCCCGTCCCCGTACCTAACGCGGAAAATCCAGCTTTCCCCGCTGATCCCTCTCCCCTCACAACGCTCCGCGTCGTCAAAGCCAGCTTCCCTAACACTCGTGTATTGCATGCCATCCATGAAAATAACGGCCACGCCGGTGCCATCCCGGTGCGGGTCAAGGATGCGCGTCTCTTTCGTCCCGGAATGAAAATCCTGGCGCGGCCAGCCCTCGTGGGCTCCGCCTGGGAATTCATGGGAAACCCGGATCGGCCCGAGGTTGGTCCGCGGCCGCCCCGCTGGCCGGGTCGATGGTAAAGAAAAAAGGAAACATGAACTGCGCACGAATCAACACGCTCAAGGAGCTCATCGCCCAGGTCAATGTGGTCCGAGTGGGCCTCGAGAATCTCATGATCAGCGAATCGAAACTCCCACCCAGCTCGATCGGCCCGGGCCCTGCCCCGAAAAAGGCCACGCCGGCCCCACAGCCCCCGCTGCCCGCCCCGGACGTGATCCTGGGGAAAACCTATTTCAAGGACCTCCGCCAGGAGGTCCAGTCCGCACTGAAAAAATGATCTAACACTGATCCCCAACCCCATCCCCGGAGACAACGCCGGGTTATCAAGTCAATGCCAGAGCGAATTCTCAGGCCGGGCATCCTCACCAGCGAGAGCATCGACACGCTCTCTTACCCTGAAGAAGTGTTCTTTCGACGCCTCATGAGCATCGTGGATGACTTCGGGCGCTATGACGGAAGGCCAAAGATTCTCAAGGCTGCATTGTATCCTCTAAGACTCGAACAGATTCGTGACGCCGACTTAGCAACGTGGATTCGGGCGACTGAAGAAGCCGGGCTAGTACGTGTCTATGCTGTTGACGGTAAAGAGTACCTGCAGATCGAGAAATTTGACCAACGAATGCGTGCCAAAAAGAGCAAGTGGCCGCCGCCTGATGCCGTCACGCGCACGCATCCGCGTGCGGATGCCGTCACGCGCACGCATCGGCGGACATCCGCAACGGAGTCGGAGGCGGAGACGAAGTCGGAATCGGAATCGAAATCGGAGGCGGAATCGGCCACATCCGATCCTGTCGAGCTTCCCCATGGGTTCCCTCGTGAATTCGGGCCGAAAGTCATTGCTTTGGTCCATTCCGCCCAACAGGTCGGCACCCCGCCAATACCGGCTGATTTCATCGAAGATCAGTGGCGGCTGGCCAAATCTCGAGGTGGGTGTGACACGAAAAGGCCGATCGCAGACTTCGCGAATCATTGCATCGTCCATTGGCGATGGACTCAAAGCCGCCAACGCGCGGCCAACGGCTCACCCGCTACGGCTTCTCGCTCCACCGCGGCCGAGCGTGCCTTTGCTGGCGAAGTCCGCACCGGAATCACGCTCAAAGCGCGTAAACTCGATGCCTGAGAACCCGCCCATTCCCCATGAGTCCGGCGCCGGGGCCAATGGTAACACCGACGCCCCTGACCTGGGCATCGCGAAGGATATCGAACGGGTCCTGGAGCGAATCAGTGCCCTGCCTTTGAGCGAAGAAGACCAATCGGCCTTCGCCGACGACGAACTCTTCCGCCAGCTCCGCCGGGATGCCTTCTTGGAGGCTCGGTCTGTCCGATGGTGGAAGGCTCGGAACGAGGCCTTCGGCAAGCCCGCCTGCGAGGAACCCGACCCAAGCTCCGCTCCCAGGTGGAACGCTGCCTGGCAAGCCGTTCGGACCATCCTGCTCGATCGGGGTGTTCAGGGCCCGATCATCCTCCTGGCGGGGCACACTCGCACGGGAAAGACCCTCCTCGCCACGGGTGCCGGCCTCCTGATGATTCGCCGCAAGAAGCGGGTTTTGTATAACACCTGGTTCCGGGTAGGACTCGACTTCGAAGAATCGATGAAGCCGGAGTCCGATCGTTCCCGCCGTGAGATCCTGGATGACCTATGCGGCCCCTGGCTCCTCATCCTGGATGAGATCTCGGGCGGCATCGATAGCGAAGCCAATGTCCGGATATTTCGCCAGCTCATCACCGAGCGTGAAGGCGCGTGCAAGCCCACGATTCTCATCTCCAATCACAGCCTCACGGAGATCGAGCGATTTCTGCCCGAGAGCATCATGTCTCGGATCGAGCACAGCGACGCTGTCATTGACTTCAACTGGAGCCGACTCGATTGAAAACTGACCTCCTACCACCACACTCCGTCGAAGCCGAGCAAGGCGTGCTTGGCTGTGTCCTGCAGGACCCGAAGAACTCGATGCTGTTGTGCCGCGAGGTCCTCCCGGAGGCCTCCGCGTTCTACGATCTGCGTCATCAGACGATTTATGGGTCGTTTGTGGCCATGGAGGACCAGGGCACCCCAATCGATCTGCTTACCGCCAACACCTGGTTGAAGAGCCGTTCCCAACTTGATCGCGCTGGCGGCCTCTCTTACCTCGCGGAACTACCAGATCGAACTCCCAGTGCGGCAAACCTCTCTCATTACCTCGAAATTGTCGCTGGCAACTGGGCTCGCCGCAGAAAGATCGCCGCGCTCAGTGAAGCGATCCTGTTGCTTCAGGATGAATCTCGCGGAGTGGAAGAAACTCTGGATCGAGTCGATTCGCTTGTGGTTGGCGCGGGCGATTCGCTCAATCGGTCCAGCATCGAGCCGATGGCGGCGCTCGTCGAGCGCGCCATAGAGAGCATCGAGCGTTCTTACGAACATCGGAACCAGGGGCTCCTGGCCGGGATTAGCACCCGCTTTGGTTACCTGGACAAACTCACGGGTGGCATTCGGTCGAAGGAGCTTTGGTTCATCGGCGGCCGGCCTGGAATGGGGAAGACCTCCTGGCTCTGCTCTTTGATCATCGCGATCGCCGTTGAGCAGAAGATTCCATTCGGTTTCCTGAGCCTCGAGATGTCGCGCGACGACATCATCATGCGCCTCCTTTGCTCGCTGGCCTTTGCAAACTCGATGCACCTGCGCACTGGCCACTTGTCCCGTGTCGATCGGGACCGGCTCAAGGCTGCGGCCGTCCGCCTCGCCTCGGCTCCGCTCTTTATCGATGACGCCCCGAGCATCACGCCCGCCCAGGTCCGGAGCAAGGCGCGCCGGCTCATCCAGGGCCACGGTGCCCAGATCGTCGGCCTGGACCACCTCCACGAGATCTATGTGCCGGAGGCCCGCGGCGACGAGCGAATCCAGGCGACCGAGGCCGGCCTCGCGCTGCATTTCGTTGCCAAGACGCTCGGCGTTCCCGTGATTGGCCTTGCTCAACTCAGCCGGACATTCGAGAGCGAAGCGGCCAAAAGCAGGAGCCGCCGGCCCCGGATGACGGACCTTCGTGGAAGCGGCAACCTCGAGCAAAAGGCCGATCTCATCGGAATCCTTTGGCACAACCGAGAGGACGAGCGAGAGGAGGAGGATCTGACAAGCGACGAGAAATCCGTCCCGGTCAGCCTCGAAATCGTGAAGCAACGCAACGGTCCCACGGGTGAATGTCAGCTCACGTTCTTCAAGAGCAGCCTGAAGTACGTGGATCGTTACGAGAACACAGGCAGTCGTGAAGGGCTCGAGCGTCACCGGGAGCACCAGCAGCAGGAAGCAGGAGAACTGGACACCCTTGCGTGAATAGGACGGGTGATTGCGAGATGAATCCTAACATTTGGCCATATCTGGGGTTCCTATTCGGACTATTCGGCCTGGGACCTATATTGGGTTTCTGGTGGGCTTCGAGAAGATCACTTCGCGACTCGTCCCACAATCTGTCCTGCCCGAGTCGTTGCTGGTCTGATCGGAATAGAGCGGATCGTTACCACCGCGGGGAAGGATTCATCGTGGGAATCAGCATTTGCCGCCGTTGTGGTGATGAGCTCGATTGTGCGATCCCGCCAGGGACCAATCAGAAAGAGCTCCTATGCATCCGCTGCGGGGCGAGTGATTCGGAATTCGAAGAGAGGAGGGCGGAGTGAGAAGGGATGAGCCCATTCACATCCTGGTCACCTGTCGCATGCCCGAGCTTCTGCCGGCGGCCACCCTGGTTTTCAAGACCCTCCGGGTCGGATTCCCGGATGCCAAGGTGTACGTGTATCAACCGAGAATTCAGGCCTGCGCGAATGACATCGCCCAGGCCGCGACCGGGGCGGGAGCCAAGTGTTACTTCACCGAATACGAGCCGCATGACCGATGGATCGACCATCTGATCGACGTGGAGGCCTCGCCCTTCTGGATCTGTGACACAGATGTCGTCTTTTGGAAACGCTTCGAGCACCAGCCGGATCGCTCGGCCATTGCCGGGGTCCGTACGCCTGAATTCTACGAGCCGTGGACCAAGGCCTACTACCGCGAACGGCTTCACACCTGCCTGATGCGAATTGATCCGCAAAAGTTCAGGAGCGAGAGGGCCGCTTACAGGACGCGTGTCATTGTCACCCCTTTCCTTCCTGTGATCGAGTTGGTCCGCCAGCAATGGCAGCCCGAACGGAGGACTGGCCAAATAAGGAATTACTTCTACGACACGCTCGCGATGGCCTGGCACGCCTTCGGCGGCCAGGAATTCAACCGAGAGCAGATCGAGTCGTTCGATCACCTGAATTGCGCGACCTACGTCGATCGGATTGCACCCTCGCTCGACTTCGACATCCAAGCTGCCCACAAGGCCGTCTATGAGAACCCGGACCGGCTCCGTGGTTCGTGGGCCCGTCAATTCGAGTGGTTCTCTCAGCACCGTGAGAAGAAGGAGACATGAAGACGGATTGGACACACTTGGATCCGCTGCGCGTGATCGACGGGACTTACAAAACTCGTCCAGGTGATCGATTCGGGGCCTTTGTCGTTCCCGTCAATTCGCAGATGAAGCTCGTCATCATCGCGACGGCGGCCGAATCGCATCCGGATACGCCACCGGAGACGTGGTGGTGGGAGCATGCCAGTGTCCACATGGAGGAACGTCAGAAGAATGGGCAATGGAGGGAGCGTACACCCAACTGGAAGCTCATGTGCCTCGTGAAGGATCTCTTTTGGGACGAGGACGAGATGGTGGTCCAATTTCACCCAGCCCGGAAGGACTACGTAAACAATCACTCCACGACGCTCCATCTCTGGCGAAACTCCAGAGAGAACTTTCCCAGGCCGCCCAAGATGTGTGTGTGAGTATATGACATTAATGAGGACAATATGACTGCCAATAGAGAAGAAGACCTGGAGACCTGGTTCGTCAACAACATCGCGCTCTTGAGAAACTCCGCTGGAGCTGCTCCGCCAGCGACCGTCGAGTGCCATCGCTATGCCCTCAAATGGCTCGAGACTGCTCACGAGAAGTTTGCTGAATTGAGAGTGGAGCCGAAAACACCCCCTCCCACCCGTATTGTTCCGAAGCCCCCGCCGGCGGTGGATCCGCCGCGGCGGAAAGTTCCCAAGGTAACCAAAACTGCACATGCTCGTTAGATGGAGACTCATACCATGCCAGACACTCACTGGATCAGCGTGAAAGATAAACTGCCGGAGGAGCGGCAGAGCGTCCTCGTATGCCGCCCCTTATGGTACGAACGAATTGGGGAAATGAAGCGCATGGGCGACAGGTGGTATCCCAGCAAGGGCCCTTCGCTCTATGGGTATCCCCTCGATACGGTCAGCCATTGGATGCCGAGCCCGTTCCTGGCTGAGGGCGGGAATTGGATCAGTGTAAAGGATCGACTGCCTGAATCTGATGCAAAGGTGCTCTTCTACTGGCGGCAAGGAGAAATGGACATCGGTGTTAGGCGATCCGCCGGAGGCTGGGTCGGCAAACAATCTGAATACTCAGATGATGAAGTCACCCATTGGATGGGCCTTCCCGACCCGCCGAAGTGAAAGGTAAATGACTGCCCAGACGCTCAATGACGACTGGCTCATTGCCCAGGCCCGGAAGTTCCTCGTGGAACATGCCCCGCCGCCTCATCCGATCCTGCGGCTGCCGACCGAACGGGAGGTCGCGGCAGCGATGCGCCGGCCCCTCCAGAGCGGCCTCTATGTTGTCGCCGCCCTCTTTGCCGAATACACCAAGCGGATTGAGGACGCAGACGAACGGACCGGCGAACCCCTCACTCATGGCTTCGTCCTCGATGCCTGGTACAAGCTGGTCGAGCAATTTCAATTTGCCAGGACGGTCTACTGCGGCGGGGGTAAACGGGCCTCCAAGACAGAGTGCGCAGCCTGGCTGTTTGTCAAATCGTGCCTGGCCTATCCGGGTGGCCGCCGCTGGGTCCTGGGTGAGACCGAGAATTCCTCTCAAAACATCCAGCAACCCGCGATCTGGCGTTACCTGCCGCGAGCCTGGCGAGTCGAACTCAACGCCAAGGAGTCGCGCGACTTCAAGCTCAAGTACGCTGAGGGCCGCGGCTTCTCAGATAATCTCCTCGTGATGCCCACCGAACCGCCCACGATCGTGAAGTTCCTCAGCTTTGTTCAGGATCCAAAGCATTACCAGGGCTGGAAGCTTGGGGGTGAAGTTCACAAGCCAACGACGATCAGCTTTCCAGGCGGTCGCGAGCTTTCCCTTCCCAACATGGGTTGGTGGGCGGATGAGAATATGCCGCTCTTGTGGCTCGAGACGGCCGAAACTCGCTCCCAGGATTTACAATCCTGCGGCCTCTGGACCTATTCACCGCTGGAAGGGATCACGGCAACGATCAAGGAGATGCTCGGTGTCCCCAGGGTCCTCGAGGAGCGCGAGGCGGAGCTCCTCCCGAATCACCGCGTCCTCGTCCCTGGCTGCCGGCCCGGCCAGATGCCGAGCGTGGTCGAGTGCGGCCGGCACCGGACCCGCGCGGTCTTCTTCTTCCGCAAGGACAATCCCTTTGGCCGTTACGAGGCCCACGCGGCCGAGATCCGCTCGCGGCCCGAGACCGTGATCATGCGCGACTCCTACGGTTGGGCGACGGACATCCGTCACCGGGCATTTCCGAAATTCGGTGCGGTTCACATCGTAAAGCCAGAGCACTTGCCCAAGGACGGAACCAACTACCTCTTTACCGATCCCGCCGGGGCTCGGCGCTGGGCCACGATCTGGGTCCGGGTGGATCCGCGCGGTTATCACTTCATTTACCGGGATTGGCCGCACAAGCGCCTCTTTGGGGATTGGGCTGTCCCGAGCGATTCAGAGTCTGAGCCCGACGGCCGCGCCGGACCCGCCCAGCAGAGCGATGGCCTCGGGGTCACCGGCTACAAGGAATTGTTCCTCGATCGGGAGACAATCTCGATGACCACGGAGGGCTCTGGAGAGTGGGCTGAGAAGGATCCTTACCGTCGGCATTGGTGCGACCAGGTGATGCGAGGCTTTCGGAAGAAGCCAGGGGAGGACGGCCTTTGGGATCCTGCGGATGTGCGCGAGGTCCGGGCCAACCTGGCCGAACCGCTGCGCGAGGTGATCATGGGCCGCTACATCGATCCACGCGCGGCCGGCACGCAACACGCCCAGGAGCAGGGCGCCAGGACTGTGATCGAGCTCTTTGCGGAGCGGGTCGAGGGAGCTAAGGGCACAGTCTCTGAGCCGATGACGATGGAGTCGGCCTATAGCGGCCGACAACTCGGCACGGGCGAGAATGCCCAGATCGGAACGGGCCTTAGCGAGGTCAACGAGCTGCTCGATTGGGATCCGCTGCACCCCGAAGGCCTCGTTCCGGGCGTGAATGAGCCGCGTCTATACGTTTCAGCGGAGTGCGAGCAGGTGATCTGGGCGATGCAAACCTATACCGCGCGGGGCGGCGCCAAGGGCGGCTGCAAAGATTTCTGTGACTTGTTGCGCTATGTGTGCCTCGCGAACCTGCCCTACGTGGGGGCGGAGGGCCTTCTCGGGACCGGAGGAGGGACTTATTAACACTCACTTCCAGCTAGTGGTGGAGGGCTTTCGTCCCTGGCTCACGCCGAAGGAGGCGTTGAACCTCCTCGGTGAAGGACGCCATTCGCTGCGGATCTACTGCTCCCGCGGCCGGATCAGGTCCCGCAAGACGCCTGGGGGCCACTGGCGTTACTGGCGGGACGATATTCTCCTAATGATTAAGCCGTGAAACCCAAAGAACGACCCGCCACCTATGAAATCAACTTCCAACGCAACACCATCTACTTCCGCACTAAACAGAAAGCCAAGGTTTGCAGCACCAAGGAAATCAAGGTCCGCCAATGCCTCTTTGACCTCGACGAAGACGGACAAATGATTGGGGTTGAATTGTTGATTGAAACCTGAGCCGCCCAAGCAATGAAACCCCGCTTCACTCACAATTGCGATTCAGCTAAACCCACAGACACAGATTGGCAGGCGCCACCCCAAGCCGGCCCGCTTCGGAACTGTTCCACTTGTGGGCACAGGCAGGAATCAGTCTTTTACGACCTCGATCGATGTCAACTTTCCGGCTTTCTCTGCTCAACCACTCGTTCGCATAGGGACGCCTGCGACATCAATTTCTCGGGCTGGGTCCCCAAACCTCCAAAGCGAAGCCTGCTGGATCGGCTGCTTGGACGACAATGATATGAAGACTAACCGCCGTAAATTTTTCACCGGATCGCTTCTGGGACTCTTCGCGCCAAAGAAACCACAACCACCACCCCCTAAAGAGAAGATCATCATGATCCGCTATACGTTGGGCGCTTCGGGCGAGGGTGTGACCCGAAAGGTGGAGGGTGTTCCCGAAGCCTTTACCCATGCCATGGACGACTTTCGAAAGGGGCGTGTCGTTGACCTGGACACGGCCCTTTTCAAGGAACCTCCAAAAGCATGAAAGCCCCGGACCTTTCGATCCGGGGGCAATCTCCGGCAGGACGGATTGTACTGGGAGTACGAGATGCCGCTGCCGGAACCGCCCCTTGCCCCTAATCCCTAACCCCTCTCTATATGACACCCGACATTAGTGAAATCTCCACGGAGTTCCAGGAACTCATCAATGGCCCGGCGGACGACGTAACTCGCCGGCAGCTCAACTACAACACCCGCTATTGCGTCTGGTCTGGCCAATCGTCCGACCTGAAGAAGTGGAAGAAGAACCAACCCGCCGGCCAGGACGTGGTCCCGTGGGAAGGCGCCACGGACAGCCGGATCTTCCTGGTCGATCAATATATCAACGAGGACGTGGACACCCTTTGTTTGAGTTTCACCCAGGCTACGCCTGAGGCGAAGCCCGTCGCCCTCGATGACATCGCCAAGGCCAGACGGACCTCGCAGTTCCTGCAATGGCTCTGGGGCTCTCAAATTGAGGACATCGATGCCGAGGTCGAGATCCTTGCCAACGGAATGCTCGAAGATGGGATCGCTTATATCTCCGTGACCTGGGAGCGAAAGGTCGAGCTCACCGAAGAGGAGATGACGATCGAGAACATCATCAACGCCGCCCAGCAAGCGCAATTCCGAATGGCCCAGGGCGATCCCGACCCGAATCTCCAACTCCTCGTGGCTCTTCCCCAGACGCTCATGGACCCGGATCGGGATGAGGCCTCGGTTGAAATCATAAAGGTGCTTTACAAGCAGCAGGCTGCGACTCCGGATCTTTATGAGACGGAGATTCCTGACCCGTCGAGCGAGGATATTCGCAAAGGGCTCAAGGAACTCCGGGAGACCGGTCGGACGACGATCGTGGTTCCCAAACTTGTAAGCAACAAGCCGCGTGTAACGGCGCTCCGGGATCGGCTCGATCTCTTTCTGCCCGACGACACCCAACGACTCCAGGATGCGCGGCGAGTGTATCGGAGGGAATTCGTCACGGCCGAGGAGCTCGACAATCGCCAGCTCGCGATGGGGTACGATGAAGATTGGGTCAAGGAAGTGAAGGAGCGAGGCAAAGGCCAGTCCACGGCTGCCTGGTACTCCGGTCTCGAGCAGCGATCGGCCCAGGGAATTTCGAATAGTCGGCGAACCCCGGGTGATCCGTTTCTCGATATCGACAACCTCTATGAGATCGTCCACTGCTATGAGCGCAAATCGGATGATCGGGGTGTGCCTGGAATCTATTGCACCGTCTTTTCACCCGTCGTCACAAATTCACATGGCAAGGAGATCTACGCCTATTCTGAGCTCATCGATTATGATCATGGCCGATATCCGTTCGTGGAATTCCCCCGCGAGCGATTGAGTCGGCGCTGTACCGATTCCCGGGGCTATGGGGAGGTGGGCGCGACCTTTCAGAAGCTCCTCAAGCTCGAGGCGGATTCCCGGAGCGATTCAACCAATCTCTCGACAATCCCTCCCCTCATGCATCCCGCCGGCCGGCCGCCGACCAGGTGGGGTCCTGGGGTAAAGCATCCTTACATCCGGCCCAACGAGTATTATTGGGCGGCAGTTCCAACCCCGCCCGCAACCTCATTCGAGGTTTCAAAGGATATCCACCTGCAGGCGGACCGGAGCTTTGGACGGCCCACTCCCGATGCGGATCCGACCTATGCCCGCAATCGGCGGATGCGAATGGTAGGCCGCTGGCTTGCCTGCTGGACTCACGTCCTTGAGCAGGTCTTTGCTCTCTGCCAGCAATTCGAGCCGGACGTGTTCTGGTTCCGGGTGACTGGCCAGATCGATGGAGAGCCAATCCGGGCGAGCCGGGAGGACATCCAGGGCAAGTACGATCTCTCCCTGACATTCAACATTGCCGGCCTCGAGCCGGACCTCCTCAAGCAACAGTTTGAGATGCTCATACAGTTTGTCCAGGCGGTGGACATGGGCGGGACGGTGGATCGCGATCAACTCCTCCGATTGGGTCTCGAGGCAATCAACCCGGCCTTTGCGGAGCGGCTATTGAAGAATCCTCAAGGGGCGGCCCAAGCGGAGGTTGATGCCGAGCGGGCGGTCATCACGGGACTTCTCAACGGCATCGATAACGACGTGCAACCGAACCAGGCTCATGCGCTTCGGTTGCAGACATTCGACCAGATCATGCAAACCAACAGTCGGGCCCTCCAGATCGCCTCCGAGAATCCCCAGGTGGCAGAGCTCCTCAAGAAGAGGCGAACCCAGCTTCAGTTCGCCGTGGAACAGAAGACCGTGAACGCCCAGGCAGGCAGGATTGGAACAATGCCGAGCTCGCAAGTGGGGGCGGCCGGATGAGCTGAGGAAAGGAAGAAGAAATGACTTTTGTTGAGCTCCAAGAGCGGGCACGAATCCTAACACCCGAACAGATCGAATCCTCGCTGGCGCTCCTGATGCGCGATCCGCGGTTTCCCGCGATGCTCCGCGTCTTATCCGATCACCGGGAATCGTTGATGGTGGGGGTGTGTGGTCCGCAGGTGGCGGGCCGACCGGAGGCCTCGAGCATCATGGCGCACGGGCTGGGCGGGGTAGACGCAATCCTGAGCATCGAATCACGGCTGCATGGACTCCTCGAATGAATCTTGGCTGGGCGTGGCCCGGCAGGGCTCGGCATGGCAGCGTCCGGCTAGGTCGGGCATGGCGCGGCGTGGCAATCCCATGGTCCCGCGCGTGCGCGGGACCACAGCTTTCTCGATTTTTCGGCGCGGCGAGGCATGGCTTGGCAAGGCCAGGTATGGGCCAGGTTTGGCATGGCGATGCGTGGCAAGGGTCGGGCGGGGAAAGGCGCGGCAATGCACGGCGCGGCAATTCCATGGTCCCGCGTAAATGCGGGACCACAGCTTTTGAACGCGGGAAACCACTCAAAACAAAAGGATAACAATGGCACTCAGCACACTCCGAATGCGTTGGACGGGGGTCCGTCCGCTTCTCATGGCGAACATCCGGGCGGTGGACACGACGGATTCCAAGGTGAAGGAGATCAAGAGCCTTACGCAAAAGCGAACCAAGGACACGACGGACACGGAACGGGAACGGATCGCCCAACTCGAGTGGGAAATCTCGACCTACTGGGACCCAAAGCTTGGGTTTTATATCCCCTCCCAGAACATCGAGCGGTGCATCCAGATGGGAGGGACCAAGGACCGCCTGGGCAAGAAACTGACCGCTGCGGTCTGGCTGACCGACCTGATGGTCCCCATCCAGAACCGGACCCGGCATCGAACTCTGGAGGCGTACTATGAAGACCCTGCCTTTCGTTTCCGGACGGCGGTCAGGACGCCGCCCCGGACGGGCGGAAGGCAGATGAAGAGCCGGGCGATGATCCCGACCGGGTGGATGATCGAGTTTGAGCTCAATTATGACGACAAGGAGTTGAACAAGGAACAGATCGAGTCCTCCGTGGGGAATGCCGGGGTGATGGTAGGCCTCGGTGATTGGCGCCCCAAGTTTGGCCGGTTCACCTCGGAAACCATTTGAAGATCTCCATGGCGCAGCAATGCACACCAAGGCCGAGCGTGGCAGGGCTCGGCACGGCTCAGGCTCGGCAAGGCAATTCCACGGTCCCGCATCGCGCGGGACCGCAGCCTCAAATAAAGGATTCAGACCGATGAATGAGACTCGCAAATTTCCGTTATGGAAGAACGTCGTCCTCCTGCTTGAGGAGCAGGGGGTCAACTGCGACACCGTGATCAAGACCGAGTGGCTCGAAGCGGAGCTGCAACTGAAGTACGGGACGCCGCAATTTGGCGGGTCGATCCACAAGATCCGACTCCACTTCGAGCACATGGGTCTTTACCTCACGCAATCGGAGCAGCGCGGGAAGCAATTCGTCTTCCTGCCCTACCGGGACAATTTCAAGAAGATCCAGTCCTTCGACCGCCAGGCGAAGGCAAAGTTGAAGCGCGGTCTCATCCTGGGGGCTTCGACTCCCGTTGATGGGATGACCGAGGAGGAGCGGGTCCGCCATGAGCGATGGACCGAGGCAGCCGGGGTCCGTTCGGCCTTCCTGCACCGGTCCATTTCAACCCTCAAGCGCCTCTCTGAATCCTTCAAGAAACCCCGCCCAAAGCTCGCCCCGACCCAGTTGCCGGAGATAAAAGGCTAAACAAATCGCGTGGGGAAGAAGCGGCCACCAACCTCAATTTATCAGCTCGGCTTGATCCACGACGGGTTTTGTGATCTCGAGACCTTCAACTCCACTGTCCTTATCAAGCTCAAGTAGCCCAAGGTTTTTCTTGTTTTTTCCACCGCCATCAAAGGTGAAGAATCTCCGGGCTTTGCATGTTAGAGCTGTAGCGAGGTGAATTGCATCGGGCGTACCCAGAATTTTTCCGCTCTTGTGCTTCAGAAAGCGGTCCCGAAGTTCTCTTGCTTTCAAGGCGATTGCCGTGTCGAGGTCGTAAGCGATATGGTCCTGACTGCCGAAAGCCTTTCGAAATAGCTTTTCTTTTTCCGGCTCCATGTTTGAACCGAGTACCTCAACCAGAGTGAGTGTTGAAGAGATGATAATGTTCTTTCGCTCGTAATTTTCCTTCAGTATTTGGGCGATTGCATCAAGGTGCGCCTGTCCGTGGGATTTCTCATCCCTCAGCCACGCGAGATAAACGCAAGCATCCCAATAGAACACTGGGATTTTATCAGTCCCACTCATCCCGGATGTTTCTCACAAATTCGACGGAGGAGAGGGCGTTGGATTTCTCGGTGGCTATTCCTCTTAAGTCCTTAAGGTGAACCTCAGGTTTGTCAGGCAAGACCGTGAATTCTCGGACAGAAACACGAAATGGATACGGGCTTTGCGCACGGAAGTATTTGACTCCTTCCACTCTGACATACTGCCCCAATGCGTCGCGAAGCTGTTCTGAGCTGCCTGGCAGAAAGTCGCACCGTATTTTTTGTGCTCCGACGCGCGGATAAATCCAGAACCGTCGAGCATGGCCGTGAATGTTAATAGTATCGAGGCTGCCTTCCACGTGACCGTAAGAGGCGTCTTCTTCATTGAGTAATGTTTGAAGATTCGCTTCGAAACTCTTGTCCAGGCGTACACGGCTGCTTCCATTGGAAATGGTGACTGTTTTGAAAGACGGCTCTGCGCCTGCAACCAGATTGCGAAGATGCTCGAGCAGGTTCTCGTCGAGCTCAGGTGAAATGGGTGCCTTCTTGCTTATCGCTTCAAGCTCTTGAAAGAATCGGTGGTGTCTGCGGGCAATATGGTCGGCTTTGGGCTTGGGGAAGCTCCGGCGTATAATCGGCTCGAGTGTCAGTCGCAGTGGACTAGCGTGACTTACGTTGACGATCCGATAATAAAGCGTCGGACTTCCGGTTCCTCCGACTAACCTATCGATCCCATTGAGTGTTGTGAGTAAATGATTGAGGCTGTCACAGAGTTCGTCCGCCCTCACGTGACCAGCTTCGGAATCTGTGCCCTCGACGGTGAGTGTAATGAGGTTTTCTGCGTCCATTTTTACAATTGGGGGCAAAGAGATGGCCGTCAATAACCTGATAAGACAGGAATCCCGAATTGCGATACAAATTTGAATTAATTCTGTGTTCAGTTATTAACGAATGTGCTCATCCCTCTTGTGGTGAGATTTCGCCGTTTGGCATCGAGGTGACTTCTTAAGCGTTCGGCGCACGCTGCCCATGCTTTCATTCAAGGACCAGTTCCTTGACCTTGTGTCATGGGTCAGCCCGTGAACTTGGAATGCGTCAGAATCCACCCGAGGACGGCGGTCGCGAACGCGATCGTGGCGGGGATAATGATGAGAGCGGCCCGTATCAATCCCTTCAGTTCAGCCAACTGCCGGGTGTGATCGTTCAGAACTGTATTAATTCCATCAAACTTCAGGTCGAGATGTTCTTCCAGTCGGTTGATCCGGGTATCCAGTCGGACAATGTCCTGTTCAGCGGTCATAATCTGCGCCGGGCTCTCCACTTTGGGTTGCCTCGTGCCTGAAATCTACATCTCCCCACTCGACAAATCTAGTCCGAACCCTTCGGAACCCTTCCGAATTGACGAACTTCCCTCCGTTCGACCTTGCCCAAGGTCGCCTTTCCCCTGCCAAACTGCCCGCTGAATAGCGGCCCCACGTCTCGCGCCGGCCCTTGGTCAAGCAACCTTGGGCGAAGCGGACGGCAATAGAATGGCAGACGCAATAGCGGCGGGTGACGGTGCCCCGCCAGTCCCGCAAAGCGCGGACCCGGCCTCGCTACCAGCGAGCCCAGCACCGGCTGAAACGCAGGCGGAAGGCAATGCTTCGGTTCTCGAGTATGCCCGGCGCAAATTGCGCCAGAGGGAAGCTGCGAGGGCGGCGAAGCAGGCCAAAGGTCAGTCAACAGGTGGTGCCCAGAAGCAGCCGGGCCCGCCCGAGACCGACCCGGTAGCTGAACCAGTTCTTTCTCAACCAGCAGCAGCAACAACAGCCGAACCGGAATCCGGAGCAGCGCCAGAAGTTCCCCAGGAGGAACCGGAGCCCTCTTCCGAGGGCACGCAGGAAGCGGAGAGCGACCTGCCGGATGATGCGCCCGACTGGATCAAGAAGCGGATCGCCCGATTCACACGCCAGAAGGGCGAACTCGAGCGAAAGATTGCCGAGATCGAAACCGAGCGGGCGTCACTGCGATCGGAGATGGAGCAAGCCAGGTCGGCCAGTCCTCCTCTCCCGGTCGTGGTGAACCAGGCCGACCCAGCGAGCCAATTCGTGAACGAGCAACAACTCGACACGGCAGTCTCCGAGGCGCGGCACCTCAAGCGGTGGTGCGAACGCCATCCCGATGGCGGGACCTTGCAAGTGCGCAACGGAAAGGGTGGATACGAACAGCGGGAATTCTCGGCCGAACAAGTCCAGTCAATGCGAGAGGCAGCCGAGGATGACCTCGAGGAGCACCTGCCGCGGCGCCGGGAACACTTGCGGCACGAGGCAGCGATCACGGCACAAGCCGTCCGCGAGCACCCGTGGTTGACGGACAAGGCCTCTCCAAGGACGGCTCTGTTTCGAAAGGTCCTTGAAGGGGATCCCAGCATCCGGCTCCGGCCCGACTGGGCGCGAGTGACCGCGATCTTTGTGCGTGGACTCGAGGCCGTCGAGGCTGATGGCAAGGCGGCCGCGGCGCCGCCAAAGCCAAAGGCCGGCACGCCCCCGCCGAAGCTCCCGGGTCCGAGTGCGTCGGCCCCTCCCAAGAAGGGCCCGATCGCCGTGGGACAGGCTGAACTTGCTGCTGCAGAGAAGGAATGGAGAGAGACACCGAGCCACAGAACTTTTGCCAGGCTGCAACAGATCAAACGCGAACAGAGACAACAAACGAGCGCGGGATGAAACCCGCGCGCCAATGCAGCCATGCCAGCAGCCAATACCTACGCCAACCCCAGTTGGCCCGGCGGCAATCGCGAGGACCTCATGGATATCCTCACGATTGTGGAGCCGGAAACTTACCCGGTCACATCGACCCTCCGTAAAGGAGCGGCCCCTGATGCCGTCTTCAGTGAGTGGCTCGTCGATAACCTTCGTCCCGCCCGTATCGGCGGTGTACCCGAAGGCCAGGACGTTCAACTCTTCAACAACAAGGCCGTCAACCGGAAACGGATCGGCAACTACGTCCAGATCTTCCGGGACGAATATGCTGTCACCGACCTCCAGCAACTTGTGGAAGTGGCGGCCGTGGATGACGAATACCAGTACGCCAAATTCAAGTCTGCCCGCGAACTCAAACGAGACATCGAACTCACACTCTGTTCCGGCCAGGACCGGCAGGTCGGTGCGGCTGATGTGCCGTATCTTACCCGCGGATTCTTCAACTGGATCAGCTCAACGGGTCCGGCCGATGTGCCGGCTGAAGTAAGGACACCTGCGGGTGCAATCCTCACTACGGGTGCTGCGACGACCGAGGATCAACTCAATGGACTGCTTCAGGCCCTCTTTGAGGTGCGGGGCGGCCCCACACAGTATCTCGGCGCCTTCGGGACAAACCTGATCCGCCAGGTGGACAACTTCACCCGGCTCAGTGGTGCTGCGGATTCAACCAGGAATCGCTACACCGTGACCGAGGATGCGAGTTCGCATGTGATCACGATCCATGTGAAGCGATTCGAGAGCACCTTCGGTGACATCAACTTCGTCCCGGATGTGTATATGAACCCGACACCGGGGACGATCAGCCAGAATGCGGGCCTTGTCATCGACAAGGACCTCGCTGAACTGGCCTACCTTGACAAGCTCCACGCGATGGAGTTGCCGGACCAGGGTGGCGGCCCCCGAGGCTACACCAAGGGCATCCTCCAGTTGCGGGTCCTGAACCCGCGCGGCCTTGGCAAAATCACCTAACCCACAATAGGAGAATTATGAGAGTTTCATCCCTCACAGAACAAGAGCGGGCGAACACAGGGTTCAGCCATGTGATTCGGATCGCTTTTTCATCCGTCGCGGCAGAGAACGACTTCAACGTTGCGGCGACCTCCTCGGCGATCAATGCGATCGCGCTGGGCGCCGGCGACACGGTCAACTTCCCCCTGGCGACCGTTTACACCAAGCAGGCCCCGACTGGAGTTACGGCCCCGACCATCTCGGTCGGTGTCACCGGGGCGGCCGCGCAATTCATTGCGAGCGGGACCCCGACGACGGGCCGATCGCTTGTTGCGATTGACGTGGCGGCGACTGCGGGCGGGCCGTTCCAGTCGGACGGCTCGGCGAAGTTTGTCACCGTCACGATTGGCGGGTCGAACAACCTGACGAACGCCACGGCGGGCGAGATCCTCGTCTTCGTGTCGATCACACGCGGCTCGGATCTTGGGAGGATCCAGGCCTAACACTTAAACGAACAGTGGCCGGAGTCTCACAACGTTCCCGGGGGTTCTTATCCTTCCCTCGTGGACCTGTGGGGCTCGGGCCGCTGCGAGTGTTCGCTCTTTTCGATGCAAGTGATCATTCCAAAGTACGGCGGCCTGACCGGCACCGCGCGCCGGACCGTGGAGAATGAGCTGCGGTTTGGCGCGTGGTTGCAGAAGCGGCTCGATCGGGAGCGGGCCGATACTCGGCGGCGGATGGTCAATGCGGCGGTTCCCTACCGGAATGCCCGTCGGCAAATGGGTGAACTCACCCTGACGGGAATCATCGATGCCCGGACGTTCTTTCGATGGATGCAGACGGACCCCGACTTTTGGAGGGACAAAGGAAATTGGAAGCGATTCATCCGTGACAATCCCGAGGTCCAGCCCTGGAAGGCTTAATGAGAATCACTCCAGCCAGCGAAATCTTTGCAGGCGCGTGCGCCCTTCATGGGCAGCCCTGGAGCGCCAGGGCGGGTGAGGACTCCCTTTCCCTGACTGACTTCCGGATGGTTCGCGGACTCCTGAATGACCGGCTCAACGGCGCCTGGCACTCCTTTCCATGGCCCGCCCTCGTCTTCACCGAACTGCGAAGCAGGCTCGAGGAGAAATTCGACTTTGCCCGGGAGTATGTCGCCGGGATGCAACTCCTCGATGTGGTGAGTAACCAGTGTTATGTCTCCGTCACCTTCGTCCCGGATAACCTGCCGGCCCCGCCCGACTCGCCGGCATACTGGGCGCGCCTGGGAGACATCCCTTATGTGGTGACCAATGAACCGCTGCGGAAGTTCAACGTCGGCGACCGGGTCTTTAATCCGCGCAATGGCCAGGTCTACTACTGCCTGAAGGATGGGAGCTACTACGCGGACATCAATCTTCTGTTCCGGTTTTATCCATTACCAGAGTTCGATCCGGCCTTTCCCCTCAATGATTTATTCCAGCGGCCCATGGAGGAGGTCCTGGGAGTTACCTCCTACCCATGCAATGAACGGCTGAACTTCCAGCTTGTGGATGCGGCCGTCCGGGTCGAGGGCGACCCTGGCAGTGCCACTTTCCGATACCGGCTCGAATGCCCGACTCTCATGGGGGATCCCCTGGATGAGGAAGCGGGCTACGAAGCGGGCGCCCAGGTTTATTTCACCCTGCCGGACGCTGCGGCGACGGGCGACTTCTACGTCTGCCTCGGGAGCGCATTGGCCGGCGAGACGCCCATCTCAAAGCCGGAGCTCTGGCGCCGGATCGAATTGCCCTACCTCTTTGGCCCTTACCTCAAACGGGGGGTTCACGCGGACTGGTGCGAGCTCGATGGGCAGAACGAGAAGGCGGGTGTGGCCTCCCTCGCGGCCTTTGAACGACTCCAGCTTGAGTACGACAAGATTGAACGGCAACAGCGACAGCAGGAACCCTGGACCGTGGCCACTCGACCTTAACTTTTTATGGGCATCAATTCGTACACCATCGTCAACCGGATCGAGGCGGCGGCGGCCAAGACCCCGCGGGCACATCACATCGCCTTTGGCGCCGGGGGTGTGCCCATTGCGCTCTCCCAGACGGACCTCTGGGTAACCTATGTGGAGGTCTATGGGTATAAGACGGTCTCGGCAACGGGCGCCCCGGTGGCTAACAGTTCCATCGCCCATGTGGGGACCGCTGTGGCTCTTACGGATCCCGTGCCCGTAGGAGGCAAGATCGTCCTCGATCTTCCACTCGGCACGAAATTCAACCTGCGGGACCTCTATGGGCTCGCGGCCAATGGGGATGGACTTCTTATCCGCTACCTGGAATAGGTTTTTATGGGCATCAATTCCTTTTCCCCTGCAAACCAGCTCGCGGCGGCCACTGCCAAGACTTATCGGGAATTTGGCCTTGTCCCGGTGACCACGGGGGCCCAGACCGCGGTGAGCGCGACCGATGTCTTTGCGACCCAGGTCGAGTTCTACGGTTACAAGAGTGTCTCGTCCGGGACCGCCCCGGTCCCGAACACAGCCAATGTCTACTACGGGCTTCAGGTCGCCATGAGTGACGTCCTCGCGCCGGGGGCGAAGGTGACTTACCGGCCGCCCCTTGGAACGAAGATCAATCTAAAGAATTTCTATGTGACCGGAACGACGGGCGACTCGGTGTTTCTCCGCTACCTCCAATAGGTGTTCTATGGGTGTTCAACTCACTCAACTGCCTCCGTTCAATCCCGCGGGATTGAACCTCCGGGACTATGCGACTTATGTCCGGAAGCTGACCTCGGGCGGGACGCAGGATTTCCAGGCGAGCATCGCGGACCTGACCGCGCAACTGACGGTCTTTGTGGCGACGAACAAACCGCAACTCCGTTCGCTCAATCCGACCGCCCAATACCAGATTTGCGCGTGTCTCGGGGGCGAGGAACCGAACGACAACATGGGCGGGTGGTATTTCACCAAGCAGGCGACGGATGTGGACAACGACGGCGACCGGATCCGACCAGACGATTTCCAAGGCCTTGTATGGTACAAATGGCTAATTTAGGGATTAGGGGCGAGGGGCGAGGGGCGAGCGTTGCCTGGTTGCTTCGCTTGCTGATTCTTCTCTCGTCCCTCGCCCC